TCTATCATTTCTTTGGCGTAAACATTAGAGCCATTCGTATTTAAGTATGACTTTATCGCTTTGTGCGTAGACAGAGGGATGACATTATCGCCGTAAGCCTTAAGGGTTTTTTCAAGAAGCTCTCCTCTGCCCGGAAGATTTACTGCAGAGAATCCATTGCCCATGGATGTGCGCAAGGCTGTGTTCAATTTTATAAGAGCTTGTTTTTGAACATCGCGCAGAGTGTTTTCGCCAGTTTTTCCTATCTCGCGTAACGCAGTCGACGTTGCTGATATTGCCGCTCTCATGTTAGTTAGAGTAGGCGCTTTATTAAACATCTTCACAGCATGCATTTCGTTCTCAAATGAAGACTTTAGGATATCTGGGACAGGGACTTTTGCAAGATGATTGTTAATACCGCTGGCTTCTCCTTGCTGTACCAGCTTGCCAATTTCAGCGCCATATTTCGCTTCCGCTTGAATAGTCGATTTAGCGACCTTGTCTGCGACATTTTTAAATCCTAGTCTATTGAAGTACTCCATGGCTCCGGAAATCACGCCAGACACAGTCCCAGCAGCCGCTCCTATAGCTCCAGATTTTAGCCTAGATCCCTCTTCTCCAAGAAGCAATCCCTCGACTCCGCCTACAGCGCCTCTAGCCGCAACAGTTCTAGCAGCGTTAGCAAAAGGAGCTCCGGCTCCGGCTCCCATGGCTCTCATTAATCCTTCTGTGGCCGTTTCACCTAGTAGTCCGGCTGCGGCTATAGGGACAGATGCTCCCAAATACTGGCCCGCTAGCTCTGCAGTAGTCTCTGGATTCTTATTAGCCCAGTCCATAGACTGGAGGCGCATAGACTTGTTGTCACCAGTATTTTCATTCATGTAGTCGTAAAGCTCTAGCGGAGCATTAGCTGCAGCGCGAGACATATTATGAGATGTTTGCAAAGCCTGGGTAGTCATTCCTTTTCCGAAATTATTGAATGAATCCAAGGCCATTTGAGGAACATCTTTTGTCAGATAACTTGCAGCAGAGCCTGCTTTTCCAAGAGCGCCCATGGCTTTTTCTCCAGCCCCGTAAAGCATGTTTTCCAGAGCTCCAGCCGGTAAGCTAGACATGGCCTTCATAATAGCATCTCTGTTTGATGTCTCGGCAGACTGACCTTGGCCTCCGCTCATGCCAGGTCCATTGTCCTGAGGGGCTAAAGATTGGCTCATTTCAGGACCAGGCGCATTACCTCCCATAGCACTAGCTATGTCTTGAGACATGCCGTTTTCAGGACCAGGCGCATTACCTCCCATAGCACTAGCTATGTCTTGAGATATGTCATCTTCAGGCATGACTTTCCCAGTTACCTCTTTAGACTTTTTCTTGCCTTCTTTGGCACCGTAAATCATCTCTTCAGACATCTCTATAGCATCAACAATAGAGAGTCCTTGCTCCATGAGCTTTCTTTGCAGAGACAGTCTTTGTTTGGATTTCTCTCCTAGCTCAATGATGTTTCCAAGCTTGGACCTTATGTCTCCCGGGGTGTCATTGAGATTTGGCTTGGTAGACTCAAGAAACCCTAGCTCTCTGTTTGTTAGATTTCCCTTTATCTCTTTTGTCATGGCAAGAACCATGCTTTTTGCAGTATTTCCGAATCGAGTTCTTATGTCGGCGGCGCCATCCTCCATGGACCATCTCCACTTGTTATCCATCCACCTCAGCCAGTCCGAAGAGCTGCTCGAGAAAGCTTTGTCAAAGCCAGGGTCTTCTGTCATTTCCTGCAAGTGTCTAGCACTCTCTAAAACGCCGGATACTGCTGAATACGATTTGTCTATATCCTTGATTTGCTCAACATTGGCTTTCCCCAGATCTTTCTCGAAATCCGTAGGGCTAGACCTGCCTATTTCATACTCTCCAAAGGGAGTGTTGTAGTAAGACATTCCATTTCTATTGAACTGCTCGGGCTTTATCCCCTTCTCCTTCATATAGCTAAGGACTGACATCAGAGGTGGTCTTGTGCCTTGACCCTGCGCCTGTCCCTGGCCTTGACCCTGTGCATTCATCTGACTGCTAATGCCAGATCCTAAATTGGGCTGAGGAATATTTGGCTGCCCTTGGAAGTAATCGCTCATATCCTGAGTAGACATCTGAGCATTAACGGGCATTTGCCCTTGCTGCTGCCTTTGCATTTCCGCGGGGTCCTGCATAGCTCCGGAATCCCAGGTGTAATTCCTTGAGCGCCTTGCCTCTTCCTGTTGTTTCTTAGCTTCCTCTTGAGCAGCCAATGACCTCTGCAGCTCTTCATCAAACTGAAACTGCCTGCGTCTGTTTTTGTCATAAGAGCTCAATGCATGAGAGATTAAATCTCCAGACAAGACATCGGACTCTCTTGCCCCTGCAGGCTGAAACGTATAAGCCATATTAACCCCCGCCCATCATCATCATAATAAGTTTAGCAAAACCATCCTGGCTAAGTTGTCCATCGCTATTGCCATTCGCATCTTTCCCGGTAATTCCGAGCAGGCTCGCAATGTTCTTTGCAAAAGAATTAACCATCATGTTGTGCCTTTGCGCATTGTCACTAGAATACCCCGCGTTCTGATTGAGAGATGTAGACACCGCATCAGATTGTCGCCCTCCAGCATTGTAGCCTCGGTCGATCCCCTGATTAGCGGAGTTCATGTTCATGCCGTAAAGGTTAGCATTTCTATCCGCCCAAGTATTAAAATCCTGCTGAGCAATGTTATTCGCTAGCTGCATGTTTTGCTGCTGATGCATAGGGCTTCCCGCCATGCCTCCTGCGGCCGCTGCGTTCTCTGCCGCCCCAAGCTGCTCATCTAAAGAGAACTGATAGCCCTTGGACTGCGTATAGTTCTGATTTATGTCATTCTGGAACTGACCAGGATCTGAAATGCCCTGTCTAACAGACGGGTCCATCGCATCCATATAGGACTGCCCTCTATCGATATAAGGCTGGTTGAACTTCTGGGTCTCCCCAGGAACCTGATTGGTATATTGCGAAGCGGCTTTTCCCGGGTCTTGATACAGCCCGTAAAGTGTTGAAAATGGCATATCATCATCCTTGATTTATTAGTTGTTATACGTACTGCAGGGTTCTCCACCCTGCCGTAAGTATATTAAATGGAGCGGATACATCGTATGTAATAACGAATTGCTTTGAAACGCGATTTGTTAGGTCAAACACAAGCTGCCCGCTAATGTCCTCCACGCCTACAGGAATAGGAGATCCAATATATCCCGCATAAGACGCCTCAATCAGGTCTATATCGCTCTGCATTAGCCTGGGAACCATAATCCCTTCGGGCTTGAAATTCACCTGTAGCGCTTGAAAAAGATTAGAAAATCCCAGCAACCATATGTGGTTCATATTTCCATTAGCGTCTACAGCCGGAGAAGCCCTGGGCATATCGGGAAACAGCCCTCTGTATCTTTCGTAATCCATCGTTTACTCCTAGTTATCGCTTTCATTAATTATATGACTAAATCTCATGCTCACACCTACATTCGGCAATTGCATTCGCCATCTAGAACCACAATCCTGCCAAAGCTCCAGAATCTAAACTGCATCACCGCATCATTGGCAACTCCAAGACCCCAGTAAGCAAGCTTGTTTTTTCTCTTGCCGATAGATGGAAGTGTCTGGCCCCATGATTGCCCAAATGTAGCCCCTCCATCAATAGACAGGGACAAATCAACCCTTGGAACCGCCAACTCCAAATTACTTTCCTGCCCTTCCTGCTGATGGTACGGAGTCTCTCCTGACTCAATGGTAAATCCTATGTCATTGATAATGCTATACTCCTGGCTTATCTGCCTGATGTTTGAGCATATTCTGATTCGAGGTATTTGATTGATAGACACTGTGCCGTTATTAGATACGTCTTCATATGAGGTAATGGTTGTATCCAAGGCAAAGATATTTCCATTGTTTCTTGTTATGAAATAATACTGATTTCTGAAGAATGCGACCTGTCCCGCTATGAAGTAATTCATATTCACGTCGCAAGCGTTGTAAATCTTATCTGTATTGAAATCGTAGAATAGAGAGATATTATCGGAGTAGAAGTTAATGTGATAAAACAAATGACCATCTTGCCTGTAGAGAAAGCCCTGAGCATCTTGGGGGTTTTCCAGAGTGGAGAATAAATAGTCGATACCGTCATTCGTAATCTTTTTAGGGTCTCCTCCAGACGAGGCCATGATAACTGGGCCCGATGATTCGTTAATAGCCAGCCATACGACGAACTCATCCATGTAAGCCACCGTGGCGGGGTTAAGGCAGCCGTAATCGATATTCATTTGAGCGTTACGCTGGTAAGGAAATAACTGGCCGCCTACGTCAAACCAGGGCTCTGTGACGTTAGTTCCCATCACTAGAATCATGTTTCCTTTAGAAGGTAGTCTTACGACCGCCTGAACATTGTCAGCCTTTGTTTGCAATAGGCCAACGCGTCTCGCTGTGCTTGGCCACTCTGCTCCGTTATTAGCCCTGGAAAGCCTCCATGAATTCTGTACGACCGCCCCTCCAACAACGGCAGTATCATTACTGGCCGCCAATATAAATCTTGAGTTATGGAATGTTAGGTATCCAGCCCTAAAGTCTAGCGGGATTAGCTGAATGGATGAGCTCAGTGTAGGGTCATAGAGATAGAAGTTCGTTCCATCTGATATCCCAATCTGAGGCTTATTGTTCTCAGAGATATACACAACTCCTGTTTGAGACTGCAAGGAGCCAATCTTTATAACTTGTGATGATACGACCTCATCTGTGCTTTGAGAGTAATTAATATTTACTAGAAATACGTCAGAGCCCTGGACAACAACGAGCCTTCCAAACTTCACGCTGGCAAATATACCGCGGCCTTCTGATGCATCTAGAAGCTTAGAAGAGCTAACCGCAATCTTATATCCCGAGTATGGGACAAGAGCGGTATCGGATTGGAACATGTTATAGGTTTTTTCTATGGATATCTTGGGGTATCTCCCAAAGGAGCTAGAGCCGACGATATTTAATAGATATTGCTGAAAGTTTGGGCCTCGAGTAATCATAAGAATCTTAGGTTCAATGCGAATGATTCTATTATAGCTGTAGCATGCATTGCGGGTACAATTAGCAGTCCACTGTCAGCCCCCCAATGGGATTAAGGACTGATTATTTTATTGATATCATTGCAATATATCTGGATTAGGATTTACTGCGCCCTTATAAAGCCGATGAGTCCAAGAGCTTATCGCCAAACTCCTGGGATGCTTTCTCTCTTTTGCTGTATATTTCCTCAATAGCTTTCTCTATTAAATATCTATCAGCCCCCGAGTTGTAAGCCTGCACCATCATGTCTATCTCGCTAACAAACCAAAAGGCCTCTTTGGGGAATGGCTTGATAGGCCTGGGAAATGTCCCTTTCATCGTTCTAAGATACAAGCCAGCCCTGGAAAGACCTATTCTCTCCATGACATCTTTGATGCTCATTTTTCTTTTAACCAAAATATTTTCAGCGGACATATGATTTCTCCTGTTTATTCCAGCTAGGTTAAGTATTTGATGTATTTGTTAAGAGTTTCTACGCTATGCGCGGCTTTTCCAATAGATGAATTGCACAAATTACAAAGCAACCCCCTTACTTCCCCAGAGTCGTGACAATGGTCTACGTACAGGGATGCAGACGGTTGATCTGGATACTTTGATTCAAAATAGCCTTTGCATATAGCGCATAATCCGCCTTGCGCATGAAAAAGAATGACCTTCTCTTCTCTGGTTATGCCTATTCTACGAACAAGAGACTTATCCCTGCTACATTGCGAGCATCTCTTGTGGATATACTTCCCATTTTTGGTAAAAGTAATGTCTTTTTCAGTTAACGACCCATGTACATCGCATACCCTTATTATCTCATTTTGCATCTGCACCCCCCTTGAGATAATCAATAGCCGAACGAATAATATCCACAGAGTGCTGAAAGCCACCTATAGCTGTAGAGCAAGAATTGCATAAAAATCCTTTTGGTTCTTTTGTAAATGGACATATTCTTAATCCGAGCCTTGTTACCTTGCCTTTCTGAACTCTTGTTTCAGGACTTCCACATGCTTTACATAATCCATTCTGAGATTCATATTCTGACTGATATTCTTCAAGAGATATGCCAGCCCTTCTGGCTATCTCCATGGGATTTCTAAGATCGCCTAGTTTTTCCCTATGCCTTCTACCCCACTCCCTGTGCTTATCAGGGTTCTCAACCCTGTCTTGTCGAGCTTTCACATTTGCAGAGCAGGGGATATCTGCCAACCCCTCTCTGTAAAGCCTCCTTTTTTCACTTCTAGCGCTTCCAGCGCTCGCTCTATTGCATAATTTGCACTTTAAATAGATCGATCCAGCCGGCCTGTCCTTTCTTCTAACAATGCCAACATTCTCAGCAGTAAGAGGCCCATGCGTTTTACACACTTTAACTATTTCTTCCATTGGAAATACCCTTAAGGCGTTAAAAGTAATAGTATATCAGTTAAAGATCAATTGTGCGCCATCCTATCCCGGCGTATACCCATTACCCAGATTTATCTGGGCGTATGTCAAACCATTGGCCCTATTAGCGTTCAATATAGAGGCCTTCCTGTTGGATAAATCAGGGGGCGATACGTACATTAACTCCCTTTGCATAGCCTGAAATATCTGCTCAGATTGTGGATTAAATAATATCCCATACTCGGAGCACATGTATCTCGCCAAGGCATATCTCAAGTACTCTAGATAGCCCGTGTCGTAGCCTTGGTTTGCACTATTGATGAATGTATAAGGAACAGCTTCACTCACGTTAGTCATGTCTGTAGTGAGCCCTACGTCCACTAAAAAGAGCTTCACCATCATCTTCAATGGATAGTCTTCCTGAGGCTTAAAGTACACAGCCAGATTTCCGCCCCCAAGAGAGCGATTGAAGTTCCAGTTGAATGGAAGAGACGTTACATTGTCCGCCCTTGCTGAGCCGTAATAGTTTCTTCGAGTCGTTGGCTGCATGGGGTAGCGAACAACATCAAGATTGAAAGTCGCCGACTCTACAGAAGCTACGTAAGGAAGAAAGTAGAACTCTTGCCCAGCAACAAGCGGCATCTCTATATACGTATAATACGGGATTAAATCTGTCTCTATTTGCTTAAAGTTCAGCAAAGAGTTCAACATATCTAAGCCTTCAGATATCTGACTGCCCGTAGGGGTTTGAAGGCTGCGAGAGACAATGCCTGAAAGATACCAAGCACGACTAATAAGTTGTTGAGCTGTGTAGGCCATAATGAAGTTCCTTGGAAGCAGTATCTATTGAGTTTATCACAAAATAAATAAGCGGCCTGGAAATAGCAAAGGATGTTTATCCATGGAGCAAAAGAAGATGCCCGGCGGCTGATATGTTGCAAGCAAAAGAAAGAACCGGGCAAGCAAATACTACATAATTACAGAGATAATGTCTACCTATCAGTGCGTGTACATGCTCTTAAATTAGTCACCTTATATATTTACAATTGATGCGTATTGATATAGTGTTATGGGGTAATGTAGTAATTAGTGGAGTGAGCATGAAGAAGATAAATATGAAAGAGATAGATAGCGTTTGCGGAGGAAACCCTGCTTTGTTTTACCCTATAATTGGATGCGGAATGATTACGGCCATGGATTATGTGGCTGCCGATGGAGACGTGGAGTACGGAGATATGGCCATGAGCTGCGGAAAAGGAATGATTCACGGCGGGAACCTAGCGATTGGCATAACCACTCCCATCAGAAATCCGTACGTGCGTTACGCGGCTGGAATGGCTTATTCCAGATATGCTCCTGGTTTGGTGGATAACTTCGTAAGAAACAGTCGCAGTGTAGCAATGAGCAGGCAGAGTAACTCTACGTTCTTAGGGGGATTCAGTGATTAATTTTATAACATCTCTACTTATGGGCTTTAAAGAAAAGTCATTCCAAG